ATGCACGCAATGCAAATATAACAGGTATTGCAACTATAGCAACACTGGGGGTAACTGGTCTTACAACTACAAAAAATTTATTAGTTACAAGTACTTCAACATTCCAAGATAATGTAAGTATTACTGGATTTGTAACTGTAACTGAGGGAATTTATTATGATTTAGGGGACTATGATGGTCCAAATGGTGTGGCATATTTTGATGACAATGGGAAACTAGTAGGAGCTGCAAGTACAGAAAATGCAGTGACAACAAACTACTTTATCCTTACAACGGATGCTGTAGGAATTCCTACCTGGACTTCAGTTATAGATGGAGGAGAATTCTAATGGCAAAACCTGCAAGTAGACAACAACTTATAGACTATTGTTTAAGAAGATTAGGTGCTCCAGTATTAGAAATTAATGTTGACGATGACCAAATTGACGATTTAGTCGATGACGCACTTCAATATTTCCAGGAAAGACACTTTGATGGTGTCGAAAGAATGTTCTTGAAATATAAGATTACTCAAGAGGATTTGGATAGAGGAAGAGCTAAAAATACTGACGGTGTGGGAATTGTCACCACTACCGCAACATCAACAAACATTAGTGGATATGGGACAGTATCATCTTCATTTTATGAAACCTCCAATTTTATTCAAGTTCCAGATTCTGTTATAGGTATAGAGAAGATATTTAAGTTTGATACTAGCTCCATATCGGGAGGAATGTTCAGTATAAAGTATCAACTTTTTCTTAATGACTTGTATTATTTCAACTCAGTTGAACTTTTACAATATGCCATGGTTAAAACATACTTAGAAGATATTGATTTCCTTCTCACTCCAGATAAACAAATAAGATATAATAAAAGACAAGACAGACTATATCTTGATATTGATTGGGGAGCAGCTTCTTTAGATACTTACTTTGTTATTGATTGTTATAGGATTTTAGATCCAAATACATATACAAACGTTTATAACGATGGTTTCCTTAAGCAATATTTGACCTCATTGATAAAAAGGCAATGGGGACAAAATCTTATCAAATTCCAAGGAGTGAAACTTCCTGGAGGTATTGAATTAAACGGAAGACAACTTTATGATGATGCTGAGAAAGAGCTTGAGAGCATCAGGCAAAGAATGTCTACAGATTACGAATTGCCACCATACGATTTCATAGGATAATTATGGCATTAAATCCATTTTTTCTTCAAGGATCTACTAATGAGCAATTTTTAATTCAGGATTTGATTAATGAACATCTGCGTATATATGGTATTGAAGTTTATTATTTGCCAAGAAAGATATTTAAAAGTGACGATATCATCAGAGAAGTGCAGTCTTCAAAATTTGATGATAGTTTTTTAATAGAAGCGTATCTAAACAACTATGAAGGATATGCACCTGGTGTTGATATTATGTCAAAATTTGGCATAAATTTAAAGAACGAAGTAAATTTAACAATTTCTAGAGAAAGATTTGAAGAGTTTATTGCACCATTTCTGGAAGGTATATCATCAGGCATTAGAGACGGTTTAATTACAGATTATACATTTGGAGATTTAATTAGTAGACCAAAGGAAGGGGATTTAATATATTTTCCATTAGGTGAGAGATTGTTTGAAATAAAGCATGTTGAGTTTGAAAGACCTTTTTATCAGTTAGGTAAAAACTACATTTATGAATTAAGTTGTGAATTGTATGAATATGAGAATGAGCTCATAGACACCTCTATAGAAGAGGTAGATGGTACAGTTGACACTGAAGGTTATATTACAACAATAAATTTAGTTGGACTTGGAATAACTGCTTCAGCAACGGCATCTATATCTGGTGGATATGTTAAGGAAATATTTTTAAATAATGATGGAAGTGGTTATACTAGCACCCCAATAGTAACAATTTCACCCCCAGAATCTGGAATTCCAGCAACAGCAGTCGCAATAACCACTAGTGTTTCTGGAGTGCGATCTATTGAAAGAATAGTGTTGACAAATGCTGGAAGTGGATATTTAACTACTCCAACAATATCAATAACTGGAGGCGGCGGATCTGGAGCAGCTGCTACTTGTTCCATAGGATCTACAACATCATTTGGTGTTTATAATATTACTGTAAACGATGGTGGTAGTGGATATGCAGTCACTCCTCAAGTTATAATTTCTCCTCCAACTGGAATTGGGGAGACTGCAACTGCTATAGCAGTGATAAACACAGACGCTGAAGTATCTGAAGTTAGAATAGTTAATGCCGGTTATGGATACACTGAAGCGCCAACTGTAGGATTCTCTTCATTACCCATTACAGGAATTGGCACTTATTTTTACAACGAGCTTGTTGTTGGATCAACTTCTGGTGCTCGGGCAAGAGTTAGAAACTTTACTAGAAGATTAGATTTAAGTTCAATCAATCCACCAATAGAATTGCAAGTAGCAATAAATTCTGGAAAATTCTATCCAGGAGAAGTTTTAGTTGGAACAATATCTTCGTCGAGATATATAGTAGAATCATATGATACAGATAGTTATGAAGACCCATATGATGCAAATGAAGAAATTGAAATAGAAGCCGATTCTATAATCGATTTTTCGGAATCTAATCCATTCGGAGAATACTAATGTTAGGTACTTACTTTTATCACGAAATCATACGAAAGACAATCGTTGCTTTCGGCACACTATTCAACAACATTTATATTAGACATGAAAATAGTTCTGGAGAAGTTGTTGACGAAACAAAAGTAGGTATTGCATATGGTCCTATGCAAAAATTCTTGGCAAAGATTGAGCAGCAAGCCCAACTGAATAAGGCAATTGCTATAACACTGCCAAGAATGTCTTTTGAAATGACATCAATTCAATATGACTCTACAAGAAAAGCGGGAGTTACTCAAACATTTAAAGCATCTGATGGCACCAATTTGAAAAAAGTTTTTATGCCTGTTCCTTATAATATTGGATTTCAATTGAGTATTTTTTGTAAGTTAAATGATGATGCTTTACAAATCATTGAGCAAATACTTCCATATTTCCAACCATCGTTTAACTTAACAATTGACTTAATAAGTTCTATTGGCGAGAAAAAAGACATTCCCATTGTATTAGATAATATTTCATTCCAAGATGATTATGAGGGTGATTTTACTACTAGAAGAGCATTAATTTATACACTCAATTTCACTGCAAAGACATATCTGTTTGGTCCTATTGCAGAAAGTACAGATGGACTTATTCGTAAGGTTCAAGTTGATTACTATAACTCAACTGATGTTGCAACTGCTAAGAGAGAAATGAGATATACAGTAACTCCAGATCCTATTGATGCAGGTCCAGATGATGATTTTGGATTTAGCGAATCTTGGGAAACTTTTGGGGATTCTAAATCTTATAGTCCAACTCAACAAAGGGATATTTGATAAATTATGACAAATAATTATGACGGTTTAGATTCTGCCCTCAATATTAAAAGTGATATTGTTGAAGTGGAAAAAGTAAAAGAAGATTTAAATATTCAACCACTAAAAAGTGAGGATATTCAAAAGGACTATGAGTACACAAGAGCAAATTTATATTCATTGATTGAGAAAGGTCAAGAGGCAATCAATGGAATAATGGAGCTTGCTGGGGAAGGTGGAAGTCCCAGAGCATATGAAGTTGCAGGGCAACTGATTAAAAGTGTTGGTGATGTAACAGACAAGCTCATTGACCTACAGAAGAAACTGAAGGATGTTGAGGATGAGACGGTTAAAACAACTAACAATGTAACCAACAATGCGGTTTTCGTTGGATCTACTTCAGAATTGTCTAAATTACTCAAACAAGGTTTTCTAAATAATAAAGAGTAATTTTACTATTCTAATGGGTTGGTCGGACAAATATAAAAAATCTATTGATTGCGACAATCCAAAAGGGTTTTCTCAAAGAGCTCATTGTCAGGGGCGCAAGAAAAAAATGAATGAGGAAAGAGGTGGATCTTTACACCACTGGTTTAAAGGTTCTAAATCTAAAGAAGGTAAACCTGGATGGGTCCAAGCAGACGGATCACCTTGCGCCAACGAACCTGGTGAAACTAAAACACCAAAATGTTTTAGTAGTGCAAGACTTGCATCACTGAAAAGAAAAGGAAAGAAGGGGGAGTCAATCATTAGAGCGGCAGTTCGTCGTA